GTAGCGTCTAGTGCTATATCATCGCCATCGATGGCAACGACTTTGGCTGTACACTCGTACATATAGCTGTTTGTATGGTAAAGGAGTTTCGTTTTCATCAGAAACCCTTTCTGGATACCCCCGCATTTATGCATGGGGAGGAATGAAAGCGGCCCGCAGGCCGGAAAATCCGTAGCCATCCGCTCGTTGGAGCCTTCGGCAATAGTTCTTGCCAACGCCAGGCACTGTTGCTGACTTCGTGGCGATGTTAAATGACCCACTGGCTTTTGCTGACATTCTCCCGACGTGGGTCCCAGCGGTTTTGAGAGGCTTGGGGACAATGGCTTTCACGATGTCACCCGTCTTGAACCCGTGCTTGGGATGTCTCTCTTTGGGGTCAGTGCGAGGAAATCCGTACTTGTTCATCAGGCACATCTGCCGGGAGCCATGCCCGTAAGCCGTGATTGCCAGCGGAACCATACCACAGGACTGAATGTGCTCAGGAGTTGATTGGCCCACACAGGCTGCATCCAACCAATGGGTCTTGGGAAGCTCTCTTGTGGTTCGGTTATACTTGGTCAGACCTCCAGAACCGCACTCGATGGGCAATCCCAGGGCTTGCAACCTGCTGAAAAGTTCCCACCTAGTCGCATTTACCGCAGCAGCATCCCCCAGTGGAGCTTTTGCTTGTGCCAAAATCCTCTTCAGGAGATCCGGCTTCTTCTTCAAGAAAATCTGAATGTCCTTGGTTCCCTTGGCTTGGTTACACTTCTCACATGCGAGGCACAGGTTGCTCACTCGGTTGGTGCCACCATTGGCTCTTGGGTGAATGTGCTCGACCTGAAGAGGAAGGTTTTCCTTCCCGCAATAGGCGCATTTGTGTTCCCACTTCTCCAGCAGGTACTCTCTGGTCTCGTATCCGGCCAACGTTCCCTGTTGGTACTCCACTCCAGATATCTCAGCATTCTCCATCAACTGCATATCGAACCTGACCAGTTCCATGCTGATGGTGGTGATCTGGCAGACTCTAGCAAGTCTCTGTACCCAGGTGATGACATTGGATATTCGGCTCTGAAGTGATGGCGGTAACCAACCCTGAGGTCTCCTCCGGTTGCGCCATCGGGGCCTGCGATAACGGGTGTGTCTGGCCCGTCTTCCTCTACGCACTCCACGCCGATCGTCCAAACTCTTCTTGATGGCTTGCCCACGGTGGGTAAGCTCTGCTGCAAAGATGACTTCACCAGACTGGTCATTGATGATCGCTATACCAGTGGTCTTCGAGCCCGGATCAATCTTGATCCTCAGTTCTGCTCCCACTGGATCAGAAATTTCACCTTTCAGGATGATCGTGAATGGGTACCTCTTGAGAACAGCCGCTTTTCCACGAGAAAGCAACTTTCTTGCGCGGGCTGGATGAACCGTGTTTAATGGCTCTTTGTTGGTATCAACTACAAAAACGTTACTCAAAGCTTTGTCCTTTCAGACACTCTGGTTTCCCAGGTAATGGTGGCCTCGACAAGGTTCGTGAGCGGTTTAGCATAACAAGCACTGGCTTAACCCTTGTAGACCTGTTTAACCTGTTACCGTAGAGGTTGGGACTGGCCGCGCATCCCAACGTACCTATTTCGCTCCGAACGTAGTCCATTTCTGGACTGAGTCTGGTCAGGTGAGCTTATGAACAGCCTTGCGGCTACTCACAAGCCCCCGCATTTCTGCGTGGGGTTCCTGACATGATCCCGCGTTCTCCTCAAAACAATAAAAAAACTCTCGTCCACCTGGGGACGAGAGCAACTCCCGTGGTACCACCCACAATTAACACAGTGCATATGCAAAAGAATGCACTGGTTCACTTTTTGTCTGTAATCCGATCTGACTTTAATCGCGTCAGAGGGTCATCCACTCTTTCTACGCACATTTAAGAGCTACAATGGCGCATAATGCGATTGGATTACAAGCCTTCTTGATAACGGGAAGGTACCGACGTGGCCTACTTAATCGTTTCGGCTCGTGGCTCTAGAGTGATTTTCAACTTGCGACTTGTATCTGGGTTACACCGATGCCAGACTCTCTGTAACAAGGATCGCAGCCTACTCGTTCTGTCGTTGCCTATTATTACTATCTCTGGATGAGACTAGATTATCTCTTGCAAATAAAAAAAAA